GCCATAACCAGCTTTTCCCGTCAAATCAACATCAGCAATTCCTGTGTAACTAAATCCAGGCATTTCTTGTGCCATGATATTATTCCCCCCCTTTTAACTCTTTCTGATAGGCATCATACAGATCCGGATGTTGCTTGCAGGCCTTAGCGAATCCCTGCTCTTTGGTGATCTTATCGCTATTAGCGATCTCGAGGCCTTTGGCATTCAATGCCTCCAAAGCCGTACCAGTGGTGTCGGACCTGGCGGAGCCGAGGGTTTTAAAGATAAGGCTCGATTCTACTGCCGCGTTGACGGCACCCAATACGGACTCAATCTGTGCGAAGGCTTCAGGTACTGCATCAGATATGGCCATCAGTACTTTACCAAAATCTTCAGCCTTTACTGGAATACGATCGAATGCTTTAGCCTTGGACACAAATGTGTTCAACTTAGCAGCATCCTGAATTGTCTTGGCAGTGGCTAATGCTTTTGCCGCAAGTGCTTGGTTAGCTACATACCGTGTACGCACATCTTCAGGCAGGCCAGCGAGGAAAGCCTCATCTGATAATGCCGCAACGGGAGTAGCAGCTGCTAGGGCTGTTTGGGAAGCATTGAGCTTGGCAACAGTTTCATCCAACGAAGCTTGAAGTGTAACGATTTGGGTGTTACTCGCAACAAGTTCGGCTTGAACTACATCTTGTTGCTCCTGGGGTAAACTCGCGAGTAATTCTTTGAAATTCATAGGTGTTAATTCCTCCCCCTTTGGCGCATTTTCTATCCTACTCACTATTGTAATAGCGTTAGGTAGCTTAGCCAGTAATTGTTTGGCATTCTGCATCTTATCCAAAGGCATTGTCTGTCCACTAAAGTTGAACATACCATTGTCGATAGATGCAGCGATAGATACACTTGCGGTAATAATATCCGCAAAGCCCATTGCTTTGGCCTCTTCGGCTGTTAACCATGTTTCAGCATCTAAGAGTGCTACGATTTCATCCTTCGGCATACCGCATTTATCCATATAGGCTGAAATACATGTTTCAGCTACTTGGTCAAGCGTATCTGCCATTTTACGAAATGATTTAGCATCTCCCTGCCCTTGGGACCATGGATTGTGAATCATCATCATAGCGTTAGAAGGCATATACACAGTATCGGCAGCCATAGCTATAACCGATGCCATCGAAGCAGCTAATCCATCAATGTGCGCATTTACATGTGCTGGATGACGTTTTAACATACTGTAAATAGCTTGACCTGCGAATACCTCACCACCACCACTATTGATGTATACATCCAATGTCTCGATGTTGCCTAGGGCATCCAGCTCTTGTTTAAATTTCTTAGGCGTTACAACATCACTAAACCACGATTGTGCACTGGCAATCTTACCATATAGATACATCTCGCCAGTACCTTTTGACGTTTTACTAGTCTTCATACTCCAGAATTGTTTGTCTGCTGGCAACTATTTCACCTCCCTATTTAGTACCCTTATTTCCCGGATCGCCATTACCGTCGCCATTACCCTGATCACCGTTGCCATTACCGCTGTTGTCACCATTACCATTACTATTACCGTTATTAGTCATCATGCGGCCAGCATTTTTAGTTGCTTGTGGAGTTGCCTCCTCAGCTGTCTTAGGTGATTTATCTGTCTTTTTAGGTAGGCTAGCGGTAGAACGTAAATAGTTCTCAAGATCCTCATCGGGAAATAGTGGCATCTTAGCTCCAGACATCTTCTGAATAAAGTTACCTAGCTCATTCAGATCGGGTGTTTCAACCTCACCTGAAACTAATTCAGGATATTTAGTTAAACCAGGAAATGCATTCAGTTTGAATAGTCTGGGGATAGCATGTCGATTGAAGACGCCTGCAATAGATTCAAGTAACGCCTCTAAAGCAGTAGCAAGTAATCCTTTCTTAACATCTGCTAAGGCGAAACTACCTACTTTGTCAGCGCCCAACATAACAATATCAGCCAATAGAGTAATAGCAATACGCTGATCGTAACGATTAATAATTGCTGACGTATCAAACTGCCTGCTTCCTCCCGTAGTAGCGAGTTTAAATTCCCATCCAAAAGGTAATACGATTCCCTCATTCTGATCACGCCGAACACTACGGACTAAGTTCTCCGCAGCTGTCTTAATAGCCAGCATACGTGGATCTTTGGTACCCCAAATATCAATCCCCTCTGGAATTGTTATCATGGGTAAACCAGCTAAATCCCGCTCAATCCCGATACCCTCAATTTCCTCAATATGCTTCTTGAAATACCAAGGGCGATAAGCATTACGTAGGATAGATTTACCCTCAGGATTGGCATTTTCAATCTTAGTGCGGAATAATAAGGCTTTCTCCAGAGGGATAATACGTGATTTGGTATCGGTTATTGCATGTTGAATCATAGCTACTGTGCCGCCATCGTCTTCATCAAATTCCCAGCCCCACATACTCAACTGTGAACGTCCTGCAAGCTTACGCCAACCAATACGATTATCCGTATATAGACTACGCCGACTAGGATCTTTTACATCCCCGCCACGTGTTTTATACACAATCTCGTGAAAAGACCAACCGTATACAAGAAAGGATAGAATCTCTGTGATAGTATCAATCCAGGATACATTCATGTCATTCATGCATTCCGTAAGAAACTGTGCGGCTTCAAGGTCTACAGGTGTAGTACCTCCCGGTTGAACTGTCCAGCTAGCTTTACGAATCAACATCTCTGCCGTAAACATAATAGCTCCAACGACGGGATCGTTCAAAGACATTTCGCGGTAAATCTTTCCAGCGCGCGGCCATCTCAGTATGGGAATGAAATCCTCCATTACTAAGTTACCGAAGCGTGTAAGTCCTGGAATTCCTATTTCACCCATAGGCGCGTTGTTTCTCGGGCTTTCAGCAGGATCCACAACTGGTACGTCAGCCGTCTTTTTGGTGGCCAAAAATGGAATTTTCAAAGTATTATCTCACCACCTCTCGTTTAAGCTCCCATAGATTGTTCGGGGCGCCAATAACTACCTCCCATGGATTTCAATCCAATAGGAATAGCGGCAAAATTAGCTTTACTAACAAGCATTCGGTATGCTCCACTCAAACCATCTAACTGGTCATCGTGATTTACGTTAGGGTAAGCTTCCAATTCATCTAAGAAATCGGTGTTCCATGGTGCTCGAACGATGCAAATAAGACCTCTTTCGGCGGCTGAAGAGGCTGGTGCAGCACGTAAATGCTTAGCCCCAGTCTCCCTGTTACCCCAAAAGGCGTAGCCAGTAAGAATTTTACCATAATTATAGGTGTTATTCTTACCCGAACTGCCTGGCTCTTCCTCCATATAGATACGAGCCTCATATCCGTCAATTTGCGCCGTCTGTAGTACTAACTTTTCAACATCTCCTGGGGTCTTTTGCACCCTGCGGACATCCATAATGTAGAAGATGTTATCTTTTTCGCCAAGAAGCAACCCGACCGTATAGTCCGGATCTTTGCCGGGCTTAGGTTCCGTCGATGCTAAGTCCCAATAGCGTACCATTCGTATGCCTTCGGGAGCAGCTTCAACGACTTTGAACCAGGTCCGATCAAATAAAGAACCACCATGCTTTACATTCCAATCACCCTCTTGTAATTGAGCCCGCGTAATGGGGTCCAACTCTTGAAGTGACTGTGCATACTCGTCAGTATCCAAGAAAGGGTTATCATGCATGGTCGCTGGGATGAATAATCTTCCTTTTGAAGGACCTTCAATGAGAAACCGCTGCTTAACCCAATCGTGTCCCGCTCCGCCTGGATTACTGGCTGACCTTACGCGGAGCGGAATCTGAACGCCTTTGAGCCTTCGCAGCCGACTAAACATGTATGTGTAGGCCCTCATATTAATTTGCGTCAGCTCATCGAAACCGATGAACTGTAATTCGGCACCTTGATAACGATACTTGTCATTTTCGTTCTCTAGGTATCCAAATGTCAGCGTTGCTGTGCCGCCACCCGGACATTGGAAGATATATGTCTTCTCTTTGTCAACCCAACGCACTTCTCCTGTGCTCATGAAGGGGCGTAGCCATTCGGCCGCGCGGTCCATCAAAGCCCCAGGCAAGTTCAAATCGGCGTAAGTTCTTCGGAAGAGCAGTGCGGAATAACCTGGCTGATCAACATATTGCAGTGCGGCCATTAGTAAAGCGTCGGATTTGCCACCACCGGCAGCGCCTCCGTAGAAAGCTTCGCGGTTATTAAGAAGCAAGAACGCCGACTGTTTCGAAGTAGGGATATGAGGGATATACTTGTTCAATCTTGGCGCAAGAAGTCTTTGTAGTGCTTCCATTTCTGAACGTGGCAGCTTGTCAAGATCCAAGTGCGCCAAATTGATATTTGTCAAGTCCATTATCCCTCACCCCTTTCGTACCAGTTGTGTGTTAGCGTAGCCATAACTCCGCGATTGAGGTACCCATTACGTAATTACGTAATTATTACGCTTCAGGTACCTCAACCTCAACCTCAACCTCAACCTCAACCTCAACCTCAACCTCAACCTCAACCTCAACCTCAACCTCAACCTCAACCCCAACCCTATTGTTTATATCCACTATACGCCCGGGCAGAACTAATTCCTGCGGTGTATTTTTGTTGTCAGAAGCCTCTAAGTGACTCTGCGTAACATTGGCTGACTCAAAAGCGCCGCTGCGACTTAACACGGTTAATATGTCGCGCAAATGTTGTGTTTCTTTCGTCTGGCCGGCACCATTCGTGTTCCCTAGACTACCGTGACCACCACCTGGTGCGCCTCCACCGGCAACTAACATATTACCATCGCCTGAGTTGTTTGCAATTGTAATGTTTGTCGAGTGCCCGCCGCTACCGCTACCGCTATTATCGTTGCCACTTGACGAGCCTGGTTTATCGGGGTTAAGTCCAGTAGCAAGGCGGCCGGCTTTCATAGCCAATTCGGTAAGTTGTATGGCTGTTTTAGTCGACATCTGTTCAGGGTGTGTAAGCAAGTAATCCACTGCCTGGTCTAGCAATTGATTACTCACCTTGGCATGTTTACTCTCTAACGAGTCAGCAGCACGTTGCCGTGTGTTTTGTCGCTCATACTCCTTGAATATGTCGTAGGTTCTAACACGCATCTGCCAATGGTACACACGCGCTAGTGCATTTAGTTGCCTACCTGACATGCCGCTGCTCTCGGCCACTTTTGCAACACTACGACGACCATCTTGCGTGTACTTGATCTCTCTATACTCTTTGAATAGTTTGTAATAGGGTACCGGTTCGCCGTCTAGCCGTTCCCATAGTGGTATACCTCCTACAGTCGGAAAGCCTTCATCAAAGTCAATCGTCTGTGTTGACTCCCGTACAATTGAGTCAGGTACATCATCGGGTGTTTCTACGTCTAGCAGAATCGGTGCAATCATTGTAGGGTCGATATAGGCCATTGGAATGTTATCCATGTTGGTAGCTATACCCACTTGAAAATATTGCACTAATTCCCCTAACTTGATTTGTAGACCAGTTTTACCCGCATCCCATATAGTTAATTCGTTGTCTGTTACTGACACTAGTGCAATACCTCCTCTCTTACTCGCTACTTATGCAGACACAAAGAAATACCTGAACTGTAAATGCGTGTAAGGGCTAACATTTACAGCAGGTATCTCCCTTTAACCTAATATAAGCCTAGTGTTTCCAGTCAGACATCGGCATTTTTAGGTACCTACTACTGAGGAATCCTGGGCTTATGTAACGGTATTGTGTCTATATTAATATAATATCGGTTTCGTTTTACAATTGAACGTGGAGAGACACAAATGCCTAGGATTTATTTTAGACCCCTGTGTTTTTTAACACATCTAATTATTGCCCATCTCCTTCACTATTAAATCTTCCTAATTTTTGGGAATCTCGTTTAGTGTTTCATAGGCCTGTGTCTCCTAGAAAGTCAAACGTTTCTGACTGCCTCCGTGAAGGGTACCTTAAATATACGGCAAGTGCGATGCTTTATTAAGGAAGCGCTTCTGTCTAAGAATTGTTCTTAGTTGGTAGGGTACAATAAGTTTGTTATAACTCCTAAATAGGAATGACTCTAAGGTAAGACTGTCCGCAAGTGTGTAGTTGATTAACCAACTCGCCTTTTTTCAAACTCATGAACCCCCCCCCCCCCCCCCCCCCCCCCCGCCCCCCGTTTGCAAACAAAAAAAAAAAAAAA